AAAAGACAGAACAACTTAAAAGTATATTAACAGACTTAGACAATAGAGAACTAACTAAACATCAAGCACACGATTTAATATGTGTTTTATTTAGTGTTGTAGGGCAGAGCGAACAGTTAAAGCCCAATGGAAGCTACTATACAGAATGTAAATGTGGGAATATGGTTCACGCACGGGACAAGAATTGCAAGAACTGTGGGCTTTAATTGCCTACAACGCACAAATAAGCCACGTTTTAATGTGGTTTAAATGCAGTTATAAAAAAAAGATAGGTGAGCTGGGTAATTAATCCAACTCAACCTATCCTTCATTCACCAATTAAAAAACAAACTTTTACAAATGTAAACATAATGTTATACTTTTGTTGAGTGAGCTTGAAAAGATATACAGACAAATATGACTTTTATCGGTCTATTTCTATAAATTTCAGCAAGAGTATCGAGATAGGGGAGGAGCTAGTACAAGAGATGTACATTATACTTATGGATAAAGATCCTAAATTGCTAAAGAGATTAGCTGACCAAAATAAAGCTGAATCATATTGTATTGGAATTTTAAAAACCTCACTTTTTAAAAAAAACTCTGATTTTTATAAGAAGGAAATGCAATGGAGAAAGAACAGATCCGAAAGTAGTTTAAAGGATTCTATACAAGAGCCTTTTAATGAAATAGATTTTGTAAAAATGGTGGATATAGAGAAATTAGATCTATTGATTAAAAGACTTCCTTTTTTTGAAAGAGAAGTTTTTCGCGTTTATTATGATCAGAGTTTAAGCCTTAATAAATTTGCAAAGCAAAGCGGAATATCAAGAAAGACTTTATACAATACAATTAATAAAGTTAAAAAGCACATTAAAGAAAATTACAAATGATCTGGACAGTAACAAAAGAAAGACAAAAAAAAAGGATCTTAATATGTGAAGGTTGCAATCACTTTAGAGATAAGACTAGAACTTGTGGAAAGCCAGTAATTGGTGAGAAGATAGAACATAAAGGAGAAACTAAAAAGCTCTGTGGCTGTTTTATGGATTACAAAACAAAACTAAAGTTTGGAAGCTGTCCACTAGAGTTATGGAGTTCTACTAAGGAGGAAATGAAGGAGCTACTAGATAACAAAGAGTTTCTCTCAGCTATTCTGGACTCCTCCAGAGTGAGTGCTAAAGACCTATCAAAAGCATATCAGATATACACTAAGATAACTGGATCAAGAAAGTCAGCTGGAAGCTGTCCTCCATGTATAAAGGCTGATTTAAAGCAAGTGATTAAAAAGATAGAGAGCGCACTAGAAGATTAGAACAGTAATGATAAGAGCTTACAAGGTCATTAGAAGCTATCTGAGAGCATTAGAGAAAAGGTTTAATGATTCCTATGGATGGTACTTTACAAATGGAAACAAGAAGAGATATGGAACAATTACCGAACCAAAGCGAACCCTTAAAAAAAGAAGAGCAACTAAGAACGACTGTAGGAAAAGCAAGAATGCTTGAAGCTCTAGAGCAAACTATGGGAATAAGCACTACAGCTTGCAAGGCTGCTGGTATTGGAAAGACTCAGTTTAACAAGTGGAAAAAAGATGATCCAGACTTTAGAGAGAAGGTGAGCGAGATAATGAATTTGAGATTAGACTTCTTAGAAAATGAGCTGCTCAGCAGAATACAAAAGAAGGAGCCCGGATCAAATACTCTAATAATGTATGAGCTAAATAACAGAGGAAGAGATAGAGGTTATGGCACAGAGAGAATTGATATAACAAGCGGAGGAAATGAGCTACTAGCTCCGAGCTGGGTGTTAGAAAAACAGAAACAAAAAAAAGAAGAGTAATGAAAATAGTAATAAACAGAAATAATCAACACCCGCAGCATACAATAGATACTAAAGACTGTCGCTATACTTATGCTATTATAGAGGCTTTTAGATTAGCTATGGAGTTAGATGGGTTTTCAGAAGAAGCTATTAACGAAGTGTTTCTACTAGAAGCAGATAAAGAATGTGTGCAAAAATTAAAGGATTAAATTAAGCCAATGGAATTAGTCAAAATAGGAAGTGTAAAAGGTAATAAGTCTAACCCTAGATTTATTAAGGAGGATAAGTTTGAGAAGCTAGTACAGTCCATTAAGGAGTTTCCAGAGATGTTAAAACTCAGACCGATAGTAGTCAATGAAGACATGGTTGTTCTAGGCGGTAACATGAGGCTAAAGGCTTGTGTCGAAGCTGGACTTAAAGAAGTCTATATTTTAAAAGCGGAAGGACTAACTAAGGAGCAAGAGGATGAATTTATAGTAAAAGATAATGTAGGGTTTGGTGAATGGGATTGGGATGTAATTGCTAATGAATGGGATACCGTAAAGCTAGAGGAGTGGGGGTTCAAAGTTCCAGATTGGGGAGCTGGTGTTGAGTTTAATACAATGGAATTAGAAGAGTCTGCTATCTTAGAAGAGTTTGATGCAGTTGGTAAAATGGATGGAAAACAAAGAGTAGTGTTTCTTTTTGATGGAGAGGAGGAAGCGGAAAGCTATTTAAACAATCTAAACATTAAATTTCAAAAGAGAAATATGGCATGGCAAGTGAACTTAACAACAGATATACTATAAACACATGAATGAAAATAATTATATTCTATTCTGGAGCAGTTACAAAAAAGAAACTGACCTAACATTTAACAAATGGATTAATAGGAAGATAAACATCTCACCTTTTCATTTATTGAGCTTGCAATCTCATGTTAAATTTAACAATAATACAGTCTTATATTCTTATCAAAAGTTCAATCAAAATCAAATACCAAAAGGCATACAGATTAAAGATGCAGATGAGGTATTTCCAGCAATAAGAGCTTTCTATTCATTAAGAAATGGGCATAGTATTGCTCACGTTTCTGATGCAGTTAGACTAAAAGTTGCTTCTGAAAATTTAGGTGTAGTCATTGACATGGATGCGGTAATATTAAGGAAACTCCCTAAAAATTCTGGATGGTTTTCATCTATGCCAGCTAAATTGACTGGAGGGTTTGCGCCAAAATGGGGCAAGGCACACCCCCCCTTGTTTATTAATGATAAAAGTTGGGATGGTAAGTCATTAGCAGCTTTCCCTATTAAAGTGAGCCCAGCAATATCTAGAGAAATTGCCTTGTTATCACATAAGATTATGAACACTTTAATTCAGAAACCTAAAACTGATAGCAAGTCTTGGAATTATGTAATATGGACTATTAAAAAGTTAATGAGTATGGATAAAAAGGCAAAAGTATATGAGCCTTTGTATTTCTGCCCATTACCAGCTTGGCTTGCAAAAGGTAAGTGTTATTCATTAGAAGCCCCTACAAGACTAAACGGAAAAACACAGCTTTTTGGATCTACTTTGCCTAAAATTACAGAAATATTAGAGAAGTCTTTTGTTGTGCAACATTTTTTTGAGAGTGCTTTTAACAATTCATCTGGGGTTAAGGATGATTTTTGGAATGAATTAAATGAAGGTTGCTTATTAGCAAAAGAGGCTCATCATATCTTAGGAAAAGACTGGAGAATTTCATTAAGTGAAAAAAGCCTTGAATTAAAAAAACATGAATCTTAAATTTCCAATTTACATAATATCTAAAGGGAGGGCATACAAACCTCTGACAGCAAAACTCTTCTTAGACAGAGGAATACAATTTTTAATAGCAGTAGAGCCACAAGAAGAGCAAGAGTACATAGATGCTGTAGGTAAAGATAATGTGCTAAAACTACCTTTTTCAAATTTAGGTTTAGGAAGCTATCCAGCAAGAAACTTTTGTTGGGAGCATGCAAAAGCTAGAGGTCACAAGTATCATTGGTTGTTTGATGATAATATTCAAAACTGGGTAAAATGGATTGATGGTAAAAGGAAAAGATTTAATGAGATAGAATTAGCATTACAATATGTAGAGCTTAATGCCCTAAAAACTAATGTGGACATAACTGGATTTGAAGAGCCTAATTTTGTAGTGACAATACCAAAGAAACCTTTTAAGTATAACACTCATGTTTATTCAGCTATGCTAATTAAAAACAGAATGCCATACCGATGGAGATTAAAATACAATGAGGATGTGGATTTATGTCTACAAGTATTGCATAATGGTGGATCTACATCTAGCTGCAAATACTACATGGCTGATAAAGTAAGTACAGCAGTAAAAATGAAAGGAGGAAATCAAACCGAATTATATCAAGGAAATGACCCAAAAAAAAACCTTTTAAAAGCCAAGATGTTAGAATCAGTATGGCCCCAATATGTTAGGACAGTGATAAAATTTAATAGGCATCATCATCAAATAAATTGGAAGCAGTTTAGTAAAAATAAAATAAATGAAACAGAGAGCACCTAGGAAGGATCACGAATTTCATCTACAAGTAGCTGTAGTAAATTACCTAAGAATGTTAAAAGGAAATATACTTTTTAATGGAAGTGCTGGAGGTATTAGAACTAGCATAAAACAAGCTAGAAAAATGAAGCTCTCTGGATATAGAAAAGGTTGGCCAGACTTGCTAATTTTAGAGGCTAGAAAACAATATCATGGGTTGGCTATAGAGTTAAAAGTTAAGGGCAATTATGCTAGTATTCATCAGAAGGAGGTAATACAAAAGATGAGAGATCGAGGATATAAAGCAGAAGTCTGTACTGGCTTTGACCAAGCTAAAGAAACAATAGACAGCTACTTTGATTGATCAACCTAAAACATATTATGACGTTAGTAATTGCAAGACAAGGATCTCTATAAATCAAGGAGGAACAAGGTCTGGTAAAACCTACTCAATACTAAAAGTTCTAGTCGACTACTGTTGGGAAAACAAAGACTGTGGATCTTATATCACTATTTGTAGGAGAACACTACCAGCTCTAAAAGCCTCTGCTATGAGAGATTTTATGGAGATAATACAAAAGGAGGGATATTACTCTGAGAAGTATCACAATAAGTCAGAGCAGACCTATAACCTATTTGGCAATACAGTAGAGTTTATTAGTCTGGATCAGCCTCAAAAGGTCAGAGGTAGAAAGAGAAACATACTTTTTATCAATGAGTGTAATGAGATAGATCTAGAAAGTTGGACTCAATTGTCACTAAGGACTATTGACAACATTATAATTGACTACAATCCATCTGACGAATTTCATTGGATTTATGACAAAGTAATGACTAGAGATGATGCAACTTTCTTTAAAAGTACCTATTTAGATAATCCATTTTTGTCAGACTCTATAATCCAAGAGATAGAAAGACTCAAAGAAACAGACTCCAACTACTGGGCAATTTATGGTTTAGGAGAGCGAGGAAAAAGTAGAAGTCTTGTGTTTGACAATGTAGGACAAGTAGATGAGATACCAGAGAATGCAAAAGAGCTAAGTCTGGGCTTAGATTTTGGCTACTCGAATGATCCAACCGCTTTAGTAAAAATACACAAGAGAGGTGATGAGCTTTACTTTGAGCAGCTAATTTATACTACTGGACTAACAAATCAAGACATTTCAAGAGAGCTTAAAAATTTAGAGATTAGAAGGACTGCCGAAATATTTGCAGACAGCGCAGAGCCTAAATCAATAGAGGAGATATACAGAGCTGGCTTTAACATTAAGGCAACTAAGAAAGGACCAGACAGCATAAGAATAGGTATTGACTTGATGAGAACTTACAAACTTTTTCTAACCTCATCTAGCTTGGACTTAATAAAGGAGTTTAGGAACTACAAGTACAAAGAGGATAAAAACCAGAAGATACTTAATGAGCCGATAGACTCTTTTAATCATGGAATTGATGCTATACGCTATGGATTAATTATGAAGCTCCAAAAACCTTTCAGCGGAGAGTACGCAATTATGTAAAAGGGAACAGATTTGGATAAAACTACACTAACTAATAACACATGAAAACCAAAGAAATTAAAATACCTACTTCCTGGAGCGAGATAGAACTAAAAACCTTTAGAGCCTATACGATGTACAAGTCTAGGAAT